AACTTAAAAGCATAGGTAACTTCATTAACTATCTCCTCTAAGCGGTGGGCTTCTAGAGCTAAGAAGTGATGATACAGCTCTTTAGATTTAAAATCAATAATATCATCTGTCACCTCAGCAGGTAAAGTGTCATTATCTATCAACTCAATAGTACCCTGCTGCTGCGAATCTAATACTTCTTTTAAATCAGTATTGTGGAAGATTCGATAGAACATATCCTCATCCATAGTGTCTATAATTGCTTTTGCAAAATAAGACGTCACTGTAGGTTTTTTTATAGTCATAGTTATACCTTCTTACTGTTTAAGGCTGTACCTGACCGCAGATAATACATTGCCGTCTTCAACTTACCCTTCCAAGAGTAGAAGTGCATTGCTGTCAAGTCTTTCTTAGTTGGTGTACTCAAGAATAAGTTCATAGATTGAGCTTGGTCCACATAAGGCTGCCTACCAATAGCTAAGTCTAATAACACTTTAGGTTTAATCTCCCAAACTGTTTTAAATAAAGATTTAATCGTTTCAGGAATCTCTTCAATATCTTGAACGGAGCCTCTATTTTGAATAATCTTATTACGAACATTATCAGTCCATAATCCATGTTCTTCTAATGCTTTTACTAAGTAACGATTAACAACTGTATATTGCCCGACTGTACCTCTTCTTTGGTAGATGTTAGAAGTAATAGGTTCAAATGACTCTGTATTACCAAGTAATTGAGAAGTGGTAACAGTAGGCATTAAGGCTATTAATAAACTATTAGCTACAGGAATAGGGACAGGATTGGAGTGGGGGTCAGTTAATGTACAATGTTTCTTACCTTTAGAATAAGGACTTCCATCCCAACCTAAATAGGTACCATATCTGCCTTCTTCTACCAATTTAGTAGAAGCAATAAGAGCCAGTTGGTATATTAGCTCAAATACTATCATGTTCTTCTCTTTAGCTTCTTCCGAATCATAAGGGATACCTTGTTGGATAAAGTATTCAGCCAATCCTTGAACACCGATACCTAACGGTCTACGACTAAGATTAGATAATCTAGTCTTTGCATCAGGATAGTAGGATAGGTCAATAGCTACATTAAGCATACGAACTATAACTTCTACTAAGTCCAGCTTTTCAGCCATTGTCTGATTATTCCACTTATCTAAATTGATATTAGCTAAGTTACAAACAGCAGTCTCATCTGGTCCTGAATATTCTAAAATCTCACACTGACCAGTTAAGATACCATTAACAACCATCATATTACGTTTAGGTTCAGTTAAACAATAAGTATCAGCTATTGTGTGGTTGTGGTCAATAGCTGTTATAGTGTTGTAGTGTGAATGGTCTAATTCTTTAACTCCTTCAATAACAGGAGCGGTCCACTTCAACAATCTGTCCCCAACTTTAAGGTCTTTAGCTTCCACCATTGTGTATTTTTTAGACCAACCCTCCACTATAGGAAACTTATGATAATCAGTACAAAGTAACTCTTTGTTATCCTTCGTCTTGATTCTCATCAACTGTTGTGAGTTACCTGTTTTGCGAACAGTAACATCACTCCATTCTTCTCCATTCCAAATAGTAACTTCTTTGTCTTGTAAAGGACCAATAGAAGTATACCCTTTGTTTGTGAGTAATTGAGTATCACCATGAACACAACAAAGATTTGAGGACTTAACAGTCCCAATGTTCTTCTGCATAGAGTATTCGTTTACTGTATCTTTACATAGTAAAAAGGGCATACCGACTTCTATTTGTGAGTGAAGGATTGCATCCCACAACTCCCTTGCCTTGACTACTTTACGATGTTTACCTTCTGCCACATACTGAAGATATAACTGTTTAAACTCTGCACCATAAACATCACTGAGTCCAGGACATTCTTTAGGGCAGAACAAATACCATACTCCATCTTTCTCCACCTCTTCCATAAATAAATCAGGAACCCACATAGCATAGAATAAATCTCTACACCGATTAGCTTCTAATCCCTGATTGGACTTCAATTCAAGAAAATCAAATACATCCGCATGCCAAGGTTCTAAGTATAAAGCATAACTACCTTTGCGTTTTCCACCTTGATTCCAATAGTTAGCATTGGCTTCTGTTAATTTAGCAAATGATAGAATACCAGCAGCTTTAGCTCCTGAAGATTCAATAGTAGTACCTTTAGCTCTTAGATTAGATATGTGCATACCAATTCCACCAGCATTCTTAGATATCCTACCAGCCTCTGTCTGGGTCTTCTGAATACCTTCATAAGAATCTTCTTCTAATCCTATAAGGAAACAACTAGCTAACTGTGCTTGCTCTAAACCACTGTTGATATTGATAGGGGTAGCAAATGTAAATAAACCTTCTCGTAAGTAGGAGAAGACCTTCTTAACATAATCTAACCCATAGTCTTTACCTAAGTAATAAGCTACTCGAAATCTAATTAAATCAGGAGTTTCTATAGGCTTACCATCAATCAACATACTGTATTGGTTAGCCATAACCCTAACACCTTGATAATCAAACTCATGCCCTTTAGAATTATTCACCACATCAGTAAAAGCAGTGTCTACCTCATCAGCTTTTACAAACACCTGTCCTGGATGCATCCAATCTTTAAGTGTTGGTAGGATGTCTAAAAATCTTGAGGATAATTTATAGTGTTCTGCTAATAATCCCCAAGTCTTAGTAGGAGAGTATGGATAAGGAACATCCTTAGTTAAAGCAGTTAATGCTAATCGTCCAGCTAAATAGGTATAATCTGGGTGGAGGATAGCATAGGACTCAGACAGTGCTGCAGCTTGTTTATCAATCTCTTTAGAGGTTACACCATCCATAAGTGTAGCAATAGTCTTAGTTGCAATCATCTGATGGTCTACATTTAAACCATAGCTTTGAGCTTCTATCCTGTTTAGAATCTTATTAAGATTCAACTCTTCAGTTGTCCCATTACGTTTAATAATCTTCATAATGCACACCCTTCACATGTTCCTGCTTCTATATTATCTTCATCATATTCTGCTAAAGCTTGAATTAAACTACTATCTCGAGTTAATTTAATTAGATGGCGATACTCAAATGGTGAAATGTAATCTCCAAGTTGTTTAATAAACTTATCACACTCTGGATTTACATTCAATTCCCACATTGTTTCATATCCTTGGGAAGCTAGAAATTCAATTAAGGTCATCATCATCTCCTTGAAATACTTTAACATATACACTACCGTAAGGGGTAATCTCTAAGACAAAAGAATCCTTCTCACATCTGATAATATGACTTACCCCTAATTGTGAATGGAGTTGGGGATAAGCAACTAAGGTTGTCTTATACTTAAATACCAACTCAAACTTTTCATCTGTAGTGGTAAAGCTATGTGGATACCCATCATGGGTGGTTAATAACTCCACTAATGTGGTAACATACCCAATCATATCATGAGTATTCATTTCTGCCATATACTGAATTAAATCAATAGGGTGACCACAGAAGTAGGTGTCGAGATAGTCATAATATAACTCTTCATTCCGTTCATATAACTCCCCCAACTCCTGATAAGTTAATGGGTTATTCAGAAGATGATAATAATCACGTTCAAATAACCCATTATTCTCTTGATAAGCAGTGGAGAATATATCAATCAATTTATCAACATTATTCAAGTGTGAATACGAGTTCATCGTGTCCCCCTACAATATCAGGTCTTTGATAGTTTGTTACTTTAGAGGTGAAGAAATCATTCTTAGTGTCTAAGTTTAATTTCTCCATAAATTGAAATGGATTCTCAGCATTATAAATTGGTCTACCAATTAACATCTTCAAATAACCATCAGCAATGTGTTTAATATATTGAATCATATTTGAAGAGTTCATTCCAAGTAAAGAGACAGGTAGAGAATCTCTACAGAAATCAATCTCAACATTCACACATCCCTGTATAATAGAGATAATCTCTTCTTCTGATAAACCATTAGTATCCTCTGTTAGTTTATTATATACTAACACACCAAACAGAGAGTGACTTAATTCGTCCCTTGAAATCATCTCGTTAGATTGGTACAAGCCAGGTAAATCAAATCCTTGTTCCTTACACCAATAAATAGCACAGAAGGAGGAGGAGAAACTAATTCCTTCAACAGCTATAAAGGCTACCAAAGTCTTCAAAAGTTCTGTTAATGATTGGGGACGTGAAAGCATCCATTTTTCTGCCCATTTAAGTTTCTGAGCGACAGTAGGAAAATTGTTGTAGGCATCAAATAGTTTATTCTTCTCATCTTGATTCTGAATGTAAGCATCAATAAGTAATGAATAAGTCTCTGAATGTACAGCTTCCATAAAGATTTGATGGGAGTAGTAATATCTTATTTCGGCTATTTCAATAGCTTCATAGAAATTTAAAGCTAGGTTCTCTGTTACTAATCCATCAGAGTTAGCAAAGAAAGCTAACACCATTAAGATGAAATGCTTCTGATTATCATTTAATTGTTCAAAACCAGTCCTATCCTTTGATAAATCTATCTCATCTGGAAACCATGTAGCAGCTTGAGCTGCTTTCACTTTCTCCATAACATCTTGATGGTGTAGTGGATATAATGACCATCTATTACCTTCTGAACCAACTATTGGCATTATCACCCTCCTTGATTATTACTTTGCTTGTATAATTGAGTTAATAAGATTTAATATATTCTTAATTAATTTACTACAATCTTCAATATAGAGTTCTTTCAATACATCAGTAGCTTCTTCTGTGGATGGTCCAACACCAAACCTATCTTTATTACTAAGTAGTTTAGTAAATTTATTAATGTGTTTTGTGAGACCGTCCACTTCAAAATGAGCGACATAATACTCATTATCACCATCATCATATTTTCTAGTAATAATTTCCATCACGACCCTCATATTTAATTAACCAATCATCTACATTTGAACGCCCAATCCACAAAGCTTCATTTCCACCGTCACCTTGTAGTATATAATCTCCGTTACCAGGGGAGGGTGGTTTAAAGAAAATTTGTGTAGACATAATTTGAAATTTTACATCTTTAAAAACATCACCTGTTGTTTTATTTTTAAGGGTGTATATATTACCTTTATGTAGAAGATAGTTAATATCCAGGTTGTCAAACGTGTTATCGTTTTCAGTTATCACCTAAAATTACTCCTTATGTAATCAAATACTTCAAACTAATAGGAAACTTATCTTCTACAAGTTTCTTCATCGCCTTAGCATACTCTCTAATCTCATACTGACTACCTTCATGGTCACGAAGTTGGATGAAGTTAGTGACAGCTTGTAATGAAGCAGTCCAATAGAACTCAGTGTAGAAGTTTAAAGGAAGAATCATCCGAGCTTGCTCTTTAGCTACACCATGCTTAATTAATAAGTTATAAGCTTCCATACACATATCAGTTACATTCTGCACAATATCTTGAGGGTATACAGCATCAGGAGTTACTTCATCTCCTTCTGTATACTCCTTACCCCATCCATTTAAATCAATAAATGAAGTACCATAACAATCAACAGCACCAGTCACTAACTCATCAGTGCTACACTGTTTATTTGATTTAGATTGTTTACGATATTCAGTAGGGATATAGAAATCAAACTCATTAGCATCCACATAGCGACCGCTTATTTCCGACCATCCATGGTCTTTAGTGATTGGTGTGAAGTTACAACCCACTACTGATTTATAGAATTGCCTGGCGGATGCCTCTTCCATCTTAATATGAAAAGATAATTGTGGGTGACGAAAAGGGCTGGTGTGATTGTGTTCTGCTAGATACTTAATTAGCTTTTCATCTGAAGAATCTAACTCAGTTTTACGTTTACCAAAACTAACCCTTGCTGCATTCACAACCGTAAGGTCAGAACCTAATACGTCAACTAATTCAATAAATCCTTTATCAAGCACATCAATCTTAGTCATTAGTCATCTCCTAGGTTTAACTTCAACTGATAATAATCACTTAAATTATCTTCTTCTTTAATACTATGAGTGTTGGTAGTATATTTAATTTGGAACACATCTCCAGTATCATTATATTCCACAACAAAATCAACATTCTTGATTAACTTAACCTGTACACCATTTTCAATTAACTCAATATCCACCACTATACATCTCCTTAATAGTTCTATACGATACTGTCCTTAAATCAAAGTAACCGCTATTAACATTCTCCAGTAAACAAATACCTCGCCACCAAGAGTTATTGTCATTACCAGCATAATCTTCTTTATGGTCAAAATAGCATCCACACATAAGAGCCATAGTATGTGAACCAAATGGTGTACAATTATGAACATATTGTAATCTATGGGTATGCCCTTGAACTAAACTATGTTGATGGTCGATAAGCATTTGCCTAGTTGCATTGATACCTGAGTATCCTTTATTGGTGGATGGTTTAGTAAAGTAATGATTAAAAGCTACACCTTCAATCTTTACTTCTTTCCCAAATGGAAAGAACTCCCACCCTAACTCCTCAGCTCCAGATACATCCTCTGTAAACTGCCCAACCAACTCAGCATTACTATTCATATAGCGAACAACTCTATTTTCATGATTACCACCAAGGGCAATTAATCGTGGTTTCCAGATAGCTTTCTTAGCATCTCTTTGCTTCTGTTGTTCTTCACGAATAGGTGTAGTAAGGATAATCCTAGCTTCTTTAGCATGCTCAATATCCCTCACCACTCGTTTATTTTCTGCTTTAGCTGTCCCCTTATCATAACCTGATAATGAACCCATAGTAGCAAAGTCACCAATATCAACAACAGCATCAGGTTTCTCAGCTACAATCATCTTCCCCAACCAACGATACCTATCATTAGGTACATCAGGGTCAGAGTGACTATCTCCTATCACTAGAATTTTAATCATTTGTTAAACCTTTATGTTTTTCTATGATTGCTTCTAGCTTATCAGTGACTTTAAGCATATCCTCATGGTTCTTTAATAGGAAACCCAATATCTGTGGGTAATAGTTATACATATAGAACCCAGTCAACAGAAGACCTGTTAGTTTCCACCCAAATTGCAACAAACTTGTTGTTTCTACTGTTTGAGCTTTTTCAAATACGATTGTTAATCTATCAAATAATTTTTTATTTTTATTTAATTGTGCTTCCACATCTTTGAATACTACGTTATTACTCATATCTATCTCCATAAGGTTTATCAGCTAATTTATCATTAGGGTGTAGTTCCATAAAATAATCACACACATCTTTTTCTTTGTTGTAGAATTTAGTAATGGACTGATACATATCTGGTACAGCCATAGACCTATAACAGCAGCGACGTAGTGGACATTCATTTGTTGAACACATTGCAATATCAGGCATTCTTAATCTCCTTATTCTTGATAATAGTCAGCACCTATCTACTAAACCCTCAACTCTGTGGTCACCACATTTTCAGCGTTAATAGTTAACATATTATTAGGATTTGCTTGACCAGCCTGAAATACTGTATCAATAAGTTTAAGTAATTCTTCTAACTTACCTTCATTAGAGTTATCTAGATTTAACGAGACAGTAATAGGGATTGTATTATCAACATCATCTTCTAAACAAAGTTTAATTTTGTAGGTATCAAAATCATCATATCCATCTGAGTCAGCAGAATTATATTCCTCATAAGAAGCAGTCAAATTAAATATACTACCACCTTCTTCATCTCCTTGCTCTGGGAGTGTTTTTAGTATATTATAACAGAAATCAACTAAAGCTTCTGATACAGCATTAGGGTTTGGATGACCAACAATCTGGTCCCTATATTTTGTAATAGTTTCCAACTGACTTGGTGTTAATGCCATTACTTTATCCCCCCCACTTCTTCATCTTTCTGCTTCCTGTTTAACTCTTCATAATGTTCTCTAAGATTCCTGATTATTTCAGGGATAACCGTAGGGTCTGGATGTGAACTTTGTTCTCTCTTATATTTCTCCAGCACTTCAAGCTGACTGGGTGTTAATGTCATTACTTTACTCCTGTTTTCTTTTGGTATGCATAAGCATTACGATTATTTCTACCACCATATCCTTGGTTATAAGTCCTAACAACACTACCCCAAGTAGGGAGGTGGTATTGTTTCTTAATATGATTTAAGTATTTAGCTCCCATCTCCACACCTTTAACACCTGTCAATAAGTGTTCAGCATACTTATAGTCCTTAACTCTGTAGCTATTATTCCTGTTACAGGTCTTGATATAACCAAGCTCCTTAACAGCAATACATGTCATTTGAGTTGGACCATAAGCATGGTGAGATGGATAATCTTTATTCCATTTAGTATCTAAACCAACTCCCTCCACCTTTAAGATGCCTTTTAAAACATAAGGAGGTATCTTATACTTCCTACTGATATTCTGATAAACATCGGCATGAGACGCTAGGAGGAGGGAGCCAAGACAGGCTAATAGTAAAACTATATTTTGAATATATCGCATTATAATTCCTTTAATTTAGATAATAACGAAGAAGTGACTGATGGGATGGCGAGCATCTTCAGGCAATCTGTGGTAGATAATGCATCATTATTCAGGAAGGAATCAAACAATCCTTCAATATCTACAACCACTTCTCCTTGTCTTACAAATATCCCATGTTCAGTAGGGTTAGTGTAAGAATCCATTACAGCGATTGCTGAACATTCAGGACACTTATGAACTTCGTATTTATTATCATAGGTCATAGAGTCGAACTCTAACTGTGTTGAACAAATAGGGCAATAACCGTTTACTTCACAATACATAGTAGACTCCTTTATTTCTGGGATACATACAGTATAACATAC